TGCGCGGCTCCCATAGTTGGCGTCCCAAAACTTGCAAGATCTCCGTAAGTTGCTGCGGCCTGCTCAAACTGAGGGCCGCCCATATCTAAACCGCCATATCCGGTCATGGCTTGTTCTTGCAAAGGCGTCATGCCTGCAACGCGCTCACCTTCGTATGGAACAAATTCTCTACCGGCTATGTCTTGGGCATATGGTAGAACGGTTTCCTCCAGAAACTCTCTCTGAAACTCGGGTAATTTTGTTTCGCTAGTAGTTTTAGTACCCATTATCTTAACTCCATCTCATAGTGAGTATACACCGACCGAAACGGCGACGCATCTACGTATTTCTCAAAACCTTTTCTGCCATCAGCTTCGATAGCGTCGAGACCTGCATCAATGGCCAACTTCTTCATCAGATTTATTGCTTCGTTCATCCACTGTCTCATGCGCTTACCGCCAATAAATTCAATCTTTAAATTTTTTCTTTGAGGGTGCTTTACAACCACGGTTGTCATGGCTGCTACTAACTTGTCCTCGAGGTGAATAAGCCACATGACAGATCCGCCTCCTCTTATGTCGTCTTCAACGTCTTGCATTGTGACGTTGTGATCCTGCCTCAGTATCGCCGGAGCCAGTAACTCCATACCTTCGCCGATATGCTTATCAATGTCTTCAGATAGCACCGGCAATATGCTCACCTTTGGCTTTGTGTGCAATCTTACAACATTATCTAACATATTTACACCCCTACGCATGGATTCTTGTAATTGCTAGAGTTGATGACGGAGAAGCAGGCGAAAACGATGTTGCGGCTGTTGCACCCAAGCTGCCACTTGTGCTATCTACCGCCCACTTCATCTCGATATAATCGTTAGCGGCAAGTTCTAATAAAAACACTCTAGACGCAAGCATTGTACCACCGTTGTTGTGTATTGACTTAACCATCGTAAGGTTGTCAATGTTTGTTCCGTTTTTCGCAGGCCAAAAGTAAAACTTAATATCTGCCGCAGCCGATGCTGTTATTTCGGCTGTAAAACTTAATAAGTATTCACCTTCTTCTTCAAATACAATACGCTCGTTATTGGTGGCGTCTCTGTCTATCTTGTAATTATTTGTAGGCGCCTCATAAGTAATGCTGTAAGCAGTATTAGCCGACGCAGCCGTTTGCGCTGTTGTGCGTATAAGTTTAACGTGACCACCCTCTAGCAAAATTTGGCGAAATTCACCTGACTTACTGACAACTGGGTAGGCTTCTGTTCTATCCCATAGAATAACACCATCTTCAGCCGCACTGTCGTAAGCTCGTCTGTGCGTTAAAAAAGACCGTGTGCTTTGTATCCAGTTGGTAAACTTCTCAGCCCACACACGTAAATCTGTGCCAATCGGTGGGACACCATAGAAGCTCATCTTTTACTACCCTGCCTAGCATCTAGACGCATAATCCCGACACGCCAATCAGCGTTTTGATTTGCTTCTACTTTCATGCGTACTTGACGTCCTTGAAATCGTACAGACGTCGGGTTTGCTGTAGAATACGTGCCATGAGTAGTTTCTGCGCCATTTGGATAATTACGTGTTTTAAATATTAAATTAACATCGCCTTGCGTTTTTTCGTCCGGAATAACTTTTGTGACTTTCATAAGTCTATCGCCAGTGCCAATAGCAATAGGGCCAGTTTCTGCGAACGGTACGCTAGTGTCGTAACTCTGGCCTATTTCATGCTCATATACGACGCCACCATCTGCCACCATAAGTGGAAGTCTAAATACGCCACGATCAATGCCGCTTGTTCTGCCTAATGACCCACTTGCCCAGATATTCTCTACATAGTCATAAGCTACGTATTTATCACACTCATCGCTATCTTGCGATTGATAAAACCACCAAATTTCGTTCCACTGGGAATTTACCACCGCTTGTACTTTTGATGCCTGATCATAGTTAAGATTGCTGAAGACTAAATCGCCAACTGAGCATGGTATTTCTCGCACAGCGCCGCCTGAGTAAATAAAAAATCCACGTCTGCCCATCCAGATAACGCCCATGTCTACAGACGCATATGCACCTGCACCTATTAGGCCACAAGCCGTACCGACACGCTCAAACCCATACACAAAAGGTGGCCCTTGATATGTCATTGTGTGAGCATCTTGATCGGTCAAAATTAACGACTGACCTCTTGTCCTGACACCTGCTAAAATTGTGCCGTTTGTTTGTAACTCAATGTCACCTGCTTGGTTTGTGGCGGCAGCCGTCCACACCGTGTAATCTTCTTGATCTGACCACGCTACACGCCTATTGTTAGTAACGCTTGCGCTTGTATCGCAGCCAAGGCAAACCAAAAATCTTTCTTCCGTTACTAATACTGCATTAGACCCAACAGGAGAGTTTGGAACTTGCACCCCATTGTTGGCAGTGTTCAGATCCCAGTAGTAAACTTTACCGTCATCACTTGAGCAAGCAATTAACTGTTCGCCCCAGTTATCTAATGACCAAGTGGTAGCCTTCAAAATTGACCCTAAGTCGGGACGTGCAACGCCCCATGAAAATAAACCCCAACCGCCGGAGCCCCATCCAGTGTTTACTGCGGCATCAACGCGACCTGTTGTTAGGCCACTTGGCGTTATATCGTGAGTAACGGAGCTTTCAAGCATTGCCACAAGCTTGTTATGTGTCCCAAATGCAGCATATCTAGCGCCATCATTATCAACCCACGCATGAACACCTCTTACAACGCCAGAAACATTTACTGAAGTATTATCGGACTGAGATCTTGGTCTCCAACCACCAACAGGACGCAGCGCATCTTCATGCCACCGAACAAGATTAACGTCTCGCCATCTACCTAGCGACTGATACTCAGTTCCGTTTGCATATTGGCCTTTGGGAATATTTAATGGGACTAAAGGCATTTCTTTTCCTATGGTTTAGTAGGCCAATCGCTATCTTCCAAATGAGGCCAATTAGAATGTGTCGGTAAATCTCTTAAAGCCTGTCTGTACGTTGTCATTTCACTAGACATTGTTACGTCTGATAAAGCGTAGAAATCTGTCTCTTGTAATTTTTGATTTCGGGTTGTTCTGTTTTGGGCACTAATCATTTCGTTATATTGTGTAGCCTCTTCAGAAGTTTTTTCACTTACTGCCCAACCTAAAACCCAAGAACCGTCAATTAAAGTTGGCGCATCATTTTGCTCTGCTTTATGTGTTTTTTCATTATAACTTGGTGAGGCATCTATTGTTACTTCATGCACGCCATATTTTTGCAAAATTCTGCTTGAAATTTGTTTTGGGAAAGAGACGTTTGAGTTATCGCGTCTAAGTTGTCCGATCGTGTAAGGATATTGATCGACACTTCCGCTTGTTATTTTAACATACATTTATTTTTTCCTTTATAATATTATGCAACTGCTACATAAACGTAATTTTTTCCACTTTGGTTTACTGAAAAATCTATACTTTTTAATTGGAATCCGCTTGAAGTTGGGTCAATAAAATTAGTAGATGAAGATTCTGCCGTACCTGTTTCTATTTTTAAAAGATAATCACCTGAGCCACTAGGTAACCCATCGTACCCTCTTTCGCTATCAAAAATATGAACAGCTTGAGCAGACGATGCAGAGGAAGGCTCTGCGTGTCTTATCATAATAAAGCGTGGCGCATTATCAAATTCGCAATCTATGGTAGGGCCGGTTGTAGATCCATTTCCCGTGTAAAATCCACAGCTAATAAAATTTTTACCTTCAATTTGTGTGCCACTATTTGAATGATGTGCAAAAAAATAGCCGATGTAGTTGCTTCCATTTGCATTTGAAAATTGCCCACTTGTTCCACTTACAGTAATATTTGTGGCGTCTGGAGCAGTATTATTTAGCCATGCGTTTGTATTTTGTGAGGATGTTTGATCGTTCCACTCCATATAATATCTATGAGGTAGACTGCCTCCATTAAGACCTCTATGGTATGTAATAAAATCAGTATTATTTGCAGATTTATTTTTAATAATAAAAAAAGCAGGCGTTGATCCTAGCCCATGAGCAATTGATCTGGGGCTTGTTCCATCCCCCGTCCACTCAACAATTGAAAAAAAGTCAGTACGTTTTACAAAACTCCATGACGCATATGTAGCTCCCCCATTAACTGCATTGGTAAGACCGCCGTTATTACCCACAGTAAATCCATTTGAATTAAAAGTTTTTACAAGTTCTGTATTAGTACCTTCCGCATCATTTGTATTTAATTGAAAATATTTATTATTACCTCTTTCTGAATCCACTAAAATATGGCCGCCATTAGTGGCGCTTCTGCTTTTTATCCAAACAAGGCCACCTAAACCAGATAAATTTAAACCATTAGCTATATCTTGGGATGTTCCATTTCCAGTATACAATGCGTTGGCGAACAAGTCTGTGTTAGCTAGTCCCCCTACGCCAGACGATGCCATGAGTAATTTTGTTGCAACGTTCATTTAACTACCCCATTGCTTGCCCTGCGGTAAACCCGTAGTACGTAGTGCCACCGTCATAACTTACAAATACAAATACATCTACGCCGCCTGATGTTGTGGTTAAAGTTGGCGCTGTAGCAGACGCCCAATCCACACTAGCAGGCCAAGTGATTGTCCTTGCCGTACTGTCTTGCGTAACTTTTAAACTAAACGCGCTAACTTTTCCTGATGCGGCAGGGTTGCTAAATGTATAGGTTACGTCTTCGGATAAAGTGTGCGTGAAGTTATCACCATCACGTAAGTTTATTGTAGCTGCATTAGAGCTACTCGTGATCGCAGTGCTTTCTGTAATCGTGCCATTGTCAAAGGTCACTACACCGTTTGCGTCAGCCGTAACGACTTTACTTGCTTCAGATGTGCCAAGAGTTGTAATGTCGTTATAGTTAATTTCTGTGGTTGTTACGGTAGCCCCGTCTAGTTTGTTTAATTCTGCCGCAGTGGATGTAATGCCTAAAGTGGTGAGAGTAGTGCTATCAATTATTGAACTTACAGCCGCAGTCGCACCTGCTCCATCCGCGTAGATAATGCCAGTGCTTCCGTTGGCTATCGTAACATTAGCGCCAGAACCCTGAGAGAATGTGCAATCGTATCCGCTATTGTTATCTACGAAATAAAGTTTATCGGCATCATTAGGGCTAATAGTAATCGTGCAAGCCTCAGTAGCACCGCTTAAAACAAGAACTTTATACATACCATCAGTTAGAGCATCGCCAACAGTTCCATCTGTTGTGTACAGTGTGTGGGCTGCCGCAGAGCTAGACAGATCTATTGTTCCAACGCCACTAGCCGCACGATCCAAAATGTCAAAGTTACGATTTGTAATCTGACCCCATGTATCCGTTTTTTCACCGTCAGCTATTTTTTCTATAGCGTTGTTAAGTGTCCATGTACTTGGCATCTCGTAAATCCTTGTTTTAAGCTATACTACATTTTTTATGCAGCTTAGTCTACTTTCTCTAAACTGTCCTTTAGCATCTTCACAAATGCGTCTTGGCCTACCTTCAATTGATCTAAATTAAACTGCGATGAATTTATTTTTTGTTGCAACGAATTGATATGATTAACCATCATTTTTTGCTCATCTGATAATTGATCTTCTTCGTAATCAATTCCGTCAATCGTGATGGTCTTTTTATCTTCAACCATGTTGATCTCCTTTCTAAGTTATGCAGCCCAAGGTGTTCCTGAGCCTGTGGTTGGTGTTTTCTGAACGCCAATGTTATCAGCAATAGCTGTTTCAATCGCGTCCTGATCTAGCGCAGCTTGCGCCCATGCAATGCAATTGGCTTCTGTTACGCTATCGTAAGCAATAAAACCTTCCGCATCAGCATCTGGTGTATGGCCTGTTGTGCCATAGTTGCTTGCAGTGTAGGTTACAGCGTCATCGCCTGATCCTACTGTTTCTGTGCCAGTACAACGCCAGTGAATAATTGTAATCCCACCGTCACTCAAGTTTCGCTCTACTGTGGGGATAGTCCAAGTGTATGTTACAGCCATTTTATTACTCCTGTTCTGCTAGATGTGCAGCATAAGCTGCTTTAATTGCGTCTGTGTGAACTGCATTGCAGATCGCTTGAACCTCTGTGCTTTCGTTAGCTAAGTCTGTTGAGCTAATGTTTGGTGCTACAACATGGCGTGAATAGCCACGGCTGATCTCTACACCGTCACGCTTGATAATCGTGGCTGTACGCACCTGAACGTGCTTAAAGTCGCCTACGATCTCTATTTTGTCTTGTACTGTTTCTTCTGTTAGTGCCATCGTTTATCTCCTTTATGGCTTGGACTGACTACCCTGTGATCCAACAGGGGTGGTTAGGTTGAACGGTATGCTGCAGTAATTATTAATTCAGTTACGACACTATCCATTGGAATCCCACTTACAACACCACTATCAAATTGACTAAATACCAAAAGATTAGTACTTGCGGCTATGTAGCCACTAATTTGAGTACGTGTAAAAGTAAGACCACTTGCATAATGAATATTAGGCCCAGAATATCCGTAAGTAAGATAATTTTCAGAATTAAAAGGTAAGCCACTCATTCTCATATCTCCTGTTCCCGTATGAGCTGACCATCCTAAATGTATTTGAACATTAACCAAATTACCAATTTTTACATATGAGCCTCTTTGATGCGTATAAGTTCCTGTTCCATTTGAAGTTGTTCCATAAACAACAGGAGTAAACGTTCCCTCCTCATAGTCATCCAGATGATTAGCCGACCCAGTACCGCCAAGGTAGACACCGCCAGAGAGGTAGAGGTCTTTGAAGCGTGCTGATGAATAGCCAAGGTCAATAGCATTATCTAAAGCACTGCCAAACGACTGACATGGAAACAACATATTTGAGTGGAAAGCTACTTGCTGTGTTGTTGTTCCAAAAGCG